CACCACGAGCTGGTACGGTCCGCCGTTATAAAGCCATTCGTCAAGAGAACCCGCTTCCCACACTGGGTACAGGTGCAGACCGATGGCGTTGCTTGAAGGCACGACAGCCCCTGAAATGATGTTGTTTCCATAAAGAAGAGAACCAGCAACTGGTTCACGAATGCCATCAATGTCCACCGGAGGTGCTGCAATGAAGGCGATGATGAAGCAAGTGGTGGCTGCAAGTAGACACGGAATCATCAGTGTCCCAAACCACCCAACATAAAGACGGTTGTTAGTAGAAGTTACCCAGGAACAAAACTCTTCCCAGGCACTATTTCTACGTGAAGAAATAATTGTAGATGCCATTTAAATAAATACAAGTAACCTCCCACCCACCTCAATAGTTACTTAGAAGTTGTACTTAGCTCCAGCTTTGACGCCGTAGCTGTTAGTACCACCAGTCAGGAAGCTAAGTTCTCCGTATGCACTCAGTGCGTCAGACACGGGAACAGAACCACCGACCTTACCGGACAGTTCAATCTCGGTGTCGCCTGCTTCAGGCAGCACGAGAGCAGGTCCAGCTTGGACGTACCAGTTGTCACCTTCAAAACCAGCATGGGTTTCAATAGAAGAAGAGGAATGGTCAGAGCCAGAGAAGCCAGAGTTTGACTCAACGTTCACATAAGGGCCAGCCACAGCAGCAGTGCCAAGGCCGAGGAGGATACCAGTTGCGATGATAGATTTCATTTTAAAAATTAGTTAAAGTGGATTTCTTGTTCGTCTTCAATACAGAAGAGTGGGACTTCGATCACTTCAGAGTGATCATGGGTATGGTCAGTTCCAGTGACATGAGCACTGGCAGCCGGTGCAAAAAGAAGAGCACCAAGTAGAAGGTATTTCATTTATTCTTTTTTGCAGTCTTAGCCGACCGTTTAAAGTTAGCTTTGGTAGGTGCGCCAGCAGTACCAGGCTTTCTCATTTTCTCTCCACTGCCAGCAGCAATGCGCTTGCGCTTAGCGTGGATGTTTGCATAAAGACCTTGCTTAGCCATAACGTTTCTTACCTTTTCTTTTAGCAAGTGGTAACTGTGGTCCTGTTCTTTTTAAAAAGGTATCCTTTTCATGTGGATTGGTAGTACCTTTTCCTTTGTTATAAATTTTTTGATTACGCTGTGCACCTTTATGACCAGGGCCAATCTCAAAGGAAGATGCAACCTTGCGCTTCCGCTTGCCGATCTTTAGACCGACGTTACGTGTACTACTTTTTTTTACCACCTTTCTTGGCTCCCTTTTTTACTGGCGGGCGGCCTTTCTTAGTTCCGTATGTTCCAGGTCCGTAAGGCATTAAAATACTCCAGGGATAAGTTGTCCAGTCATTGCGTATGCGCCGATTGCAGCGATGACGCCAAGCATTGCAAGGCGTCCATTAAGCATTTCAGCTTTTTCGTTGTGTGTCACGGTTACTTCTTCTGTATACATTCGTGGTTCTTTAGCCCAAATTTGAGTGTCGTTCATTAAAAGAAATCTTCAGATCGATCAAGCTTTTCAATAATCTCCTGACGATATGCAGGGTCACTGTCGTAACGTGAATCGCTCATAGCAGCTACAACTTCGGCTTGACTGCGGAAACGATCACCGTTGGTAGATGGTGCTTTACCAGTAATCATTTGTCCCTCACTTCCATTTTGTGCTTCGTACATTGAATACAAGCCAGCAACTGCAAGTTGAATTGCAGCTTCATTACCTGACTCAACTAGAGCATCAAAACCAGCAATAGATTCATCTGCAAGATTTTCACCAGCCCAACCAACAAGAGCATCGTACTGTTCTTCTCCTCCAACAGAGTCGTAGATAGAACGTACTTGTGCTTCGTTAAGTTCAACCCCAGCAGATTGTTGGTTAGCTTGGGTTTCGATATATGCAGCGATAAGATCTTCACTTGACATATCAACTAATGAGTTCATGGTCTCTTCGGACAACTCTCCGTTTTGACCAAACTCAGCAGCTGCAGCATTGAGAAAATCTGTGTCGCTATACTCATCAGGACTTAGATCATCAGTTGTTTCAGATTCGATCTGACGATCACCTAACATCTTCTGTGCTTCTAGGTAGCCTTTTTCAAGCTCTTGCACACTGTTGTATTTACCAGCAAGCAATTGATCATCAGCTGCTTGCATCTGTTCACCAATAGCAAGTGACTCTTGCTCATCAGCATTAAGTTCAGGAGCGTCTGCTTGAGACTCATCCATTGAAATAGTATCAGGCATCTTGTGGTGGTAGTTGTTGTTCTTCTTGTAGTTGCTTAGATGGATCCATCATTGGTGCACTAGCAAGTTGACCAGCTTGATCCACAAGGGATTGTTGCTGTGCCATCTGTTGCTGTTGAGCCATCTCTTGCTGAATCTGCTCTTCACGCTTGACCAGGCCCAGGTAATCAATACCTTGAGCAGCAGCCAATCGTTTGATTGCTTCAGTTGAATCGATGTACTTCATCAGTGCTTCAGGACCAAGTGTCTGAGCAATGGTTGTAATGAATGTCGTCAAGCTTTCACGGTCTTGACCACGCCCCAAAGCATTGACACCAGCAACAATAGTTGGGTTGACATAATCCTTTGGAATCTTTGGCAGCTGACCATTCCGTTGCAGAACCATCATGACTCTGTTCAAATACGGAACGAGAAACTCAACGGTAAGCAGACTGAATAGTCCACCTAATTGTTGTTCTAATTCGAGTTGTGTAAGGCGTACTTCTTCAGCAGTAGTTCTTTCTGACTGACGGATGTTCAGCTGTAAGAACGCCTCTCCAATCCTCCGCTCAAGTTGTTGAGCAAGGTTGGCAGCAGTAGCAAAGTCAGCTGTCTTGCCACCAGTAGTGACGACAGTGACATCCTCTTGCCTGCCTTGAATGATTGCACCATTACCAGCCTGAGCCAATGTCTGTGGCTTGGTAGTGCTCGACGGGCTTACAAGGAATACAACCTTAGCCGCAGCCGCTGATCCTTCGACCAGGGCCTGGCTTAGTGCCTCAAGGCTACGGAAGTCACCAAGGAACTCTTCTACACGACCGCGGCCATAGTCTTCACCGTCGCAAGTATTGAATCTCAGAACCAACCATGGGCTTGAGTTTTTAGGAGCAGTACTCTTTGTACCATCCATGATTTTACCCATACATTCTTGATGCCAACGCCAACGACCATTGTCTAACTTGACGTGTGTAAAGACATCAACCTCATCAGCATGTTGTGAACTTTCATCCTGAACATTACCTGGTTTAGGCTCAAAGTTCTTCATGTTAAGAAGTTCTTTGCTAACCGATTCCTTAGTGATGATCTCCAATACTTCGCCGTTACCATCTCGATTCACGACAAAACGATTCAGTGGGTAATGTTTAAGACCATCCTTACCCATAAAGATCAATGCATTACCACCAACGATCAAATGCTTAAGTGCTTGATGCACTACAACACGGTCATTAGAAGCAGCAATTGATTCCATGATGGTTCGTTCCATCTTGGAAAAAGACAGGTCAAGTTCACTTCTGATCTCTGGAGTAATATCTTCACCTAGCTTGTCTTCTCTAACTTGTAACTTAAAGAAGGTGGTCTGTGGAGGTAGCAATGCAAGCATCAACTTGGCAGCCAATGTCACTACAGCTTTGCTGCCCACTGATTGCCAAGGTGTAACAATAACCTTATGATTTCTCGCCTCATTATCACGAGAGATGAGATAAGGAAGTGTAAGTTTAGAGCACTCTACAGCTGTATCTAAAAATTGATGTCGGTTAGAGCTTAGCTTATTATACCTTTCTCGTGCAGTACTCATACGTTAAGACCTCCTTTTGAATCCCCACTATTTAAAGGAATCAAAAGTGAAGCAGCATCACGCTTGGCTAATTTATTAGCATCACGAAGACTCTTGGCTCCGTAAGAAACTGGTTTTTTCTTTTCAGGCTCCACAGGTCTTGAGTCAAGCTTGGAAGTTTTTGCAATCTGTAGTGGCTTAGGTGGAGGCGGGGGTGTAAATTGTTGAGGCCGAGGAGGCGTAGGAGAGGAATTAAAACACATTAGTTTTCTATTCGTTGGATTAACCACTCCACAACTGAACGTTGTCCAGATCGATACATGATCTGACGTTCGGTCCAGTCTGGTGTAGGAGTAACGGGTGGATAGAATTCATTTAACTCTTCGATAATTGATCGAAGTTCTGGGCCAAAGATTGGCTCAAGCGTATTGGGGTAGATTGACATTACTGTGCTCAAAGAAGGCAGGCATCCGAGCTGCTTTGGTGAAAGAAAGTTCAGGTGCTTTACCCTGATACATAAGATTGTCGCTCTGATCTAGCCAAAACTTTTTGTCTAGTTTTTTATCAGATGCTCCAACCTTCAGAGGTTGCATCACCCAATTGATTGTCGCCTTTCTCAATCGGTCCAAGGAAGGTGACGCTTCAAGCCCCAGCTCCTTGCATACGAGGCTGTTGGTTGCCACGTGTATTTGTTCATCTCTGGAGATGTC